ACAGCGGATAAGATTCTGTCGATAGCTCGTTCCCAAATCGGAACTGAGGCCACGAACATCAAGCGTTGCAAGTATAACGATTGGTTCTATGGCGGACCTGTTTCTGGCGAAGCATACGATTGGTGCGAGGCATTTGTTCAATGGGTTTTTAATCAAGCCGGAGCATCCGAATTGCTTTATACAAAAACCGCTAATTGCGGATATGCAGCAAAAGCTTTTAAAGATAATGGGCGCTTGATAACATCCGGTTATAAAAAAGGAGACGTTGTTTTCTTTCATTGGACAAGCGAAAGATCTACATTGGTTCCGGGAACCTATGTTAGTGACCACGTCGGAATAATTGAAAGCGTTAATGGAAATGGCACATTGACAACAATCGAGGGAAACACTGGCGGTGGAAATGGCTCTGTTATGAGAAGAACACGAGAACTCGGTGTTGTGTCGTGCGCGGGTCGTCCTAATTATTCCGGGCAAACTGACGATGATACGGATTATCCGAGCGTCAGATATAAAGTTCGAGTCGACGGTCGATGGCTACCAGAGGTCTGTAATTTAGAGGATTTTGCAGGTATTAAAGGAAAGGCGATAACAGATGTAGCTATCAAAGTTAGTTCTGGAAGCATTCGTTATGCGGTACATGTTAAAGATGGTGGATGGCTTGACGACGTTACTGGTTACAACGTTAATGACGATGAAAATGGTTACGCCGGAGATAAAAAACCCATTGATGCAATAAGAATCTATTATAATACACCCGGATCTTTGTCCAGCAGGCTTGGTTATTTGAGAGCTAAATACAGAGTTTCGAAATTGAACTCGAACTATTACGATTGGCAGTATGATGATGAAACTTCGAACGGACAGGACGGATACGCCGGAGATTTTGGGTCTTCTATCGACAAATTACAAATCACAATTTCAAAATGAGTCATTTTTGGAGGGCGTTGCATGATTTCGTTCAAACATAAAGGTAATTTCGAGCGGACATTGACGTTCTTGGAATATGTTCTTAGACCAAATTACTATGAAATTTTATTGCGATACGGAGAAAAAGGGGTCCGAGCTCTGAGCAATGCTACCCCAAAAGATTCTGGAGAAACTGCGAATTCATGGAGTTACAAAATCGGAAAAGAGCGGAACCGAATTGTGTTATCATTTTACAATGATTCTGTTACATCTAACGGTACCCCGATTGCTATTTTAATACAATACGGTCACGCTACAAAGAATGGTGGTTTTGTGCAGGGTATTGACTTTATCAACCCTGCACTTCGCCCCGTATTTAATGATATGGCAAATGAAATTTGGAGGAGGGTTATAGATGCCAAATAATAACGTGGATACACGTGTCGTCCAAATGGAATTTGACAATGCTGCTTTTGAGAAAAAAGTTGCACAAAGCAGAAAAACTATATCAAATTTAAAGAAAGATTTAATTTTTGATGAAAATGTAGATAATCTTAAAACTCTTAATAAAGCCATGAATAGTTTTGACACATCTAGCATGGCTGCGAATATAGAGAAGATTTCTGATAGATTTTCTACAATGGGCATTGTCGGAGCCACCATCATTCAAGATTTAACAAAAAGCGTTCTAAATTTCGGAAAGAAAGTCGCTAACTCCACAATAGGACAAATGATTACCGGCGGCAGAAATAGAGCCACAAATTTGGAGCAAGCTAAATTTCAGATTGCTGGTTTGTCTGATGGACAAGATTGGGAGCAGTTAGGTCTAGATCTTGGAAAAAGTCTATACAATCAAATCAATGACGCCGTTAGTGGAACCGCTTATGGTCTAGATGCAGCCGCAAAAGTCGCAGGACAGCTTTTAGCCTCGAATATAGAAGCCGGAACGCAAGATATGCAAGATGCATTAAGTGGTATTTCTGGTGTGGCCGCTATGACAAACAGTACTTATGAAGAAATAGGTCATATTTTTACAACTATAGCCGGTAACGGTCGAGTTATGGCCGAACAATTAAATCAGTTTGCATCAAGAGGTCTTAATGTCGCTGCCGAATTAGCGAAAGCTTATGGTACCGATGAATCCACGTTACGTTCTATGGTGTCAAAAGGGCAAGTGGATTTTAAGACATTTGCTAAAGCGATGAACAACGCTTTCGGAAAGCAAGCTACAAAAGCTAATGAAACATATACTGGCGCTCTATCAAACGTGAATGCCGCATTATCTCGATTGGGAGAAGGTTTTCAGACTCCTTATAGAGATAATATGCGAAAATTTTTCGTTGAGTTAATACCCGTACTAAACGCCGTTAAGAAAACAATTGGCCCGGTTTATACCATAGCGGAGCAAGGTATGGAGCATTTATCTAATGTTGCTATAAAGTTGCTTCGAACTCTTGCTTTTCAAGATGAAAACGGATTGCAGCTTACCGGTTTGCAAACTATCGCTGATTGGATATCTAAGATTTCGACAATGTTCGAAGAATTTGGTCATGACGGATACTCTAGTATGGGCAATATAAAACGATCAATTAAGAATTTGATCGACATGCTATTCTCATTAGGGAATCTTGTAAAAATAGTTCTAGTGCCTATTTTCGAAGGATTTTCTTCATCCGCGTTCAAAGGTATGAACCCCGTACTAAAAGTGACCAGTACGATTGCCAAAATGCTGACCAGACTTTCCGATTATATCAAGGATGTTGTTTCTTTAATAGACTCCACGTTAAATAAAAACAAAGCATTGTCTAGAGTCATACAAGGTCTCGTCGTGTCTTTAAAACCTCCGATTGCTATACTTGGCATTTTAATAAAGATAATAGGGGCACTAATTAAGGTATCAATACGTGCTGTTGGTATTATATTCCAAATATTAGCTCCCCTCGGAGATCTAATAGTCAAAATCCATGAAATTTTTATAGAATCTGGTTTATTAAGAAGAATATTTAGTCCTTTAGTATCTGCTTTCCAAACGTTTGGAAGAACCATATCGAAGTTGGCTAACGCTTTTAGGATATTCTTTACTGGTGCATTAAAGCCGCTTCGCTTGGAGCTAAAAGGAACTTCCGATATTTGGGATAATTTTGCCGATTCAATCGGATCAGCACTTACAAAGGCTGTAAATTTTGTTTCTAAATATTTAGGCAAGTTAAGTGATTTCTTGATATCCCATCAGACAACCATACAGAAGGCAGCATCATATATAGGTAACGCCTTTGTATATATCGTCGAAGGTATCAAAACCGGATGGAATAAAGCAAAAGAGTTTGTCACGTCATTTAGCGGTGCTAATGATTTCTTTTCGAATGTTTCTGACAAATTTATTGCTTTTCGAGATTCAATCGCATCCACGATTGAGTCGTTCAAGGAAATCAAGACTGACGGAATATCTACTTTTACAGAACACGTACAACAGTCCACAGGCCCTCTTCAAGCGATCGCTAGATTTTTAGTAATTGCTTGGGAGACGATAAAGAGTGTGGCATCGAAGGTCGCTCCGCTAATCAAAGCCACCGTTACTGCTATATTTGACGGTATGAGTAGTTTACTCAGTATCTTCAAGAGTGGGATAGATACGTTAAATCCTGCATCCGGTCTTAGCGTACTTACTTCTGGTGGTATAGTAGCCGGGTTGTCAATAGTATTAGTGCAAGTAAAAAAGATATTAACGTCGGTCGAAAAAATACAGCAGAATTCACCTTTTGAACGATTGCTTAAATTCGTAGATTCGCTCACAGGATATATGTCGCAATTGTCAAAAACTAAAGCGTCCGAGGCTTTGAAGAATTTTGCTACTTCACTTTTGGAAATTGCAGCCGCCGTTCTTTTGTTGTCGATGATTGAGCCTAAAAAAATGTTCGGTGCATTGATGGCCGTATCTTTGCTTATTTGGGAACTGGTGCAAGCGTTTAAAGCTATGGACGCGGGAAGTATCAAAGTATCAGCAGCCTCATCGCTGACATCTAGTGCACTAATTAAGATGGCTAGTTCATTGCTCGTTTTGGCTATTGCTATAAAAACATTTGCCAACATGGATGCAAAGAAATTGCTTTTTGCGTCGGCAGTCGTGAGCGGTTTATTGTGGGAACTTGTCGGAATTATGCGAGCGTTATCGGAGTCCTCAGATAATGCCAAACGTGTTATAAAGGGCGCCGCATCTTTGATTGCTATGGCATTAGCTGTAAAAATATTAGCAAAGTCCGTAGCCGTTCTCGCTGAAATTGATTCTGGCCGACTTATAGCAAGCGCGTTTTCCATATCCGTTATAACGGTCGCTTTAAAGAATTTGGCAGAATCGATGTCGAAGAACAATAAGGGCATATTAAAAGCTGGTGCTGCATTAATTACTATGTCTTTCGCTATAGGAAAACTAGCGGGAGTCGTTAAGAGTTTGACAGAATTGAATCCGTTAGCCATGACTCTTTCTACGGCTGCTATTATTGCTTTGGTCATGGCACTAAAATCCTTGGTTAAGCTTAAGCATGATGAAATGGACAAACTTTCTAAAACGATAAAGTCCGTTTCGATAGGAATGGTAATGCTTGCATTGTCTTTTAAGATTTTTGAATCTGTCGATCCAGAAGCCATGAAAAAAGCAGGTATAGCGCTTGGCGCTATATTATTGTCTATGACTGCCACGTTAGGCATATTGACAGCATTCGATCGATTGTCCAAAAACGGAAAAGGTTATGCCGATTCCTTGGTTGGATTAGGAGTGGCTTTGGCTGGATTAGGAGTAGCCGTAGCTGGATTAGCTTCAGCAGCCAAACTTTTAAATGAGGTCGACTGGACAGCACTTGGAAAAGCAGGAGCCGTTATGGGCGGCGCTTTGGCTGCATTAACGGCTATCGTTTTACTCAGCAAAATCAAAATGGATTACAATAACATGAAAGCGATGTCGTTGGCTTTAGTTGCTATGTCCGGTTCTTTGGTCGTTTTCGGAGCGGCCATGCTTGTGTTTACGGCCATTCCTATTTTTGGAATAGTAAAAGGTCTGAGCACATTGACGATTGCCCTTGGGCTATTGATAGGAGCAACATATGCGCTCAAGCGCGGTAATATTGATGCCTTACTTGGTTTGGCAGGCGCCATGGCTCTAACTGGTGCTGCGATGGTGGCTTTTAGTGCCGGATTATTGGCGTTAGCCGCGGCAATACCGCCTTTGGCCGCTTCCGTAGGAATGGTCGAAATTATACTTGGCGGTCTTTTGATCGCTATTGTTAAATTGGCGTCCCTTATCGCGCGAGCTGTTGGCGTCGTTATAGCAGCTATTGTGGCTGGGATTGTAGCGTCATTGCCGATTCTTAAGAATGCCGTGATCAGCGTATTTACGAATGTCTTAGATACCCTAAATGACCTCATTCCGAAAATTGGAGATACAATTGATGTCTTGTTTGAAACTGTATTTCCGCTTATTCGCGAATGGCTTCCTAAACTTTTAGGATTTTTGGTTAAATTTATACCGGAATTAACCGATGCTCTAGTCCTAATTCTCATCGCTACAATAGAAAAGCTAGCCGATCGTACCCCAGATTTGGTAGCTGCTATTGGCAAATTCTTTAAAAATCTGTTAGGTGCTATTAAAGAAGTGGCTGGCGTCGAGATCAATGAAGAATCCATGCGTAGCTTGCTAATAGGGCTTGGAATATTTGCTGCTATTCTTGTTGTTATTGCAGCCGCCGCGAATATAGCTCAAAAAGCAATCGGCGGAGTAATCGCGCTTATGCTTCTTGTGGGATTGATTGGATTACTTTTCGTAGTTCTTACATCTTTGGATACGGAATCGTTCATCAATGTAGCCACCGGTGTAAGTGAGGCTTTCTTGGCGATTTCCGGAGCTATGCTAATAATAAGTATGGTTCCTATAGCCGGAGCGATAAAAGGTGCTTTGGGTCTCATGGTCGTCGTTGCTGCGTTAACTGCTGTTTTAGTAGCCTTGGGAGAACTGACTAAAATCGATGGCTTCAAAGAGGTCATGGAAAATGGTGTAGAGATATTTGGATTGATAGGAACTGCTATAGGCACATTCGTTGGAAATCTAGTAGGCTCTTTGCTAGGAGGAATATCAGAGGGCTTGCCTCAGATAGCCGCAAATTTGTCGGCGTTCATGGTTAATCTTATGCCATTCATAATGGGAGCACAGCTTCTGAATCAATCATTACTGGATGGCGTTCTAATTCTTTGCGGTGTTATTTTAGCATTTACCGGCGCTAGTTTATTATCTGGAATAGCAGGATTCTTTGGCGCTAAAGTCGATTACGCTGAATTCGGTCGGCAGCTAGTTGCATTCGCCCCGTTTATGGGAGATTTTGCAAATGCGGTTAAAGGCGTTAATGTTAACGCCGTTAAGAATGCCGCTGAGGCTGCGAAAGCTTTAGCAGATTTTGCATCCGCAATCCCAAATAGTGGCGGATTATTAGGGCAAATCATGGGTGAAAATGATATCGACGATTTCGGAACAAAATTACGCGCATTTGCAAGTGGATTAGTCGGATTCAATAACACCATAACGGATGGGAAAAACCAAAGCAAGCTTAACACCGGCGCTATTAAAGATGCTGCCGAAGCTGGTGCTGCTTTAGCAAACATGGCTCAAGATATTCCTAATAGCGGCGGATTCCTAGGGCAGATCATGGGCGAAAACGATATTGATACATTTGGAAGCAAATTAACAGCGTTCGCAGAGGGCCTTGTCGGATTTAATAATGCTATCACAGATGAGGGAAACAATAGCATTTTAAATAAAGAGGCCATCGAAGATGCCGCGGAAGCTACCGGAGCAATAGTGGATGTGGCTAGAGATATTCCGAACGAAGGCGGAATGCTGGCCGGACTAGTTGGCGATAATAGCCTTGCTATGTTTGGTCCTGAACTCGAAAGTCTCGGAACTAATTTGGCTAATTTCAGCGCTGCAGTATCGGGTAGAATCGATAACGATTCTGTTACTTCTGCAGTCGAATTGACAAAATCGATAGTAGAAATCGCTAAAGATATCCCGAACGAAGGCGAAAGTTTTGTATCATTATTCGTCGGCGATAATTCTCTCGGTAAATTCTCCGAGCATCTCGTTACTCTCGGAAAGAATATCGCATTAATGTCTCAAGAGATAAGGACCGTTAATTTGTATAGGGTTAAAGAAGCCATCGACGGTTTCTTAGCCATTGCAAATATAGCGATAGCTCTACAAAATTTTGATAAGAATAACTTGAAGAATTTTGCCGATGGAATGACGGATTTGGGAAAAGCTGATGTCGATGCATTTCTATCCGCTTTCGAAAATGCCAGAACCGAATGTATTTCCGCAGCCGAAACATTTCTCGATTTACTGGCAACAGCCATCGAAGACGAGAAAGATAAAATAACTCGACAGGCAGACATATCCGTTACAACATTTATAGACGGAATAAATCAAAATGAATACAAAATAGCCAACACGTTTAGAACAGTCATGACCGACTCGATTTCAACATTCTCCGAATTCAATGATGATTTGTTCTGGATAGGCGCTAATTTTGTATTGGGCATCGCGAATGGCATTTATATGAATGAATTTGCCGTAATAAATGCCGCAATATCTGTGGCAAATTCGGCAATCAACACAACGCATGAAGCTTTAGACGAAAATTCTCCATCACGCATAGGCTTTGATGCTGGTAAATTCTGGGACCTTGGAATAGCCGGAGGTATGACATCATTCGCGTATACCGTTTCAGAAGCTTCTGAACATGTAAGTAATGAAGTTCTGGAATATGTCGATTCGATTAAATCAGCTGTTGACGAAATCGATTTCGAAGATGTCGATCCGACGATTAGACCCGTTATGGATTTGTCTAATGTTAATGTTGGTCTTCGCGCTATCGGAGATATGATGAAAGATTCGAATACCTATTCCATCGGAGTCGCTGTAGCTAGAGATCGAGCAGAATATTCTAAGCGAACTAATACTCTAAAGGTGGAAACCGACAACAAGGACGTTATCGATGCTATAAATGATTTGCGGTACGAGATGTCCGACATGAAAGAAAAGATGTCTCGTATGGGAGTATATCTAAATGGTAAAGCCATGGTCGGTGAACTTGTCGATCCTATGGACAAAGCTCTTGGTAGCAAAGTAAATCGTAATAATTTAGGAGGGGTCAAAGTTGGACGTTTGGTATAACGGTAAATATGCAATGACGTTTTATGCTTATGGAAATGATTTAAATCCTATAGGCAATAAAATTGCGCATACTTGGAAAGACTGGAATCTGGTTCCGACTGCAAGACCGTTTTTCGTTCCTCCGAAAAAGAAAACCTCCACGATTGATCTGAAAGCTGTTAACGGAACTGTTGATGTTTCTGATCGTTTGACAGGATACCCTCTCTATGAAAATAGGGAGGGTTCTTGGACGTTCTATATAACCGAGTATAGCGAGCATCCGATGGTACAAGATAATAACGGAGACGTGATTACAGACCACGACGGAGACCCGATTTTAGCGACTATATTGACGTCATTTACGAAGCAGTACACAAATATTCTGAATCACATTCATGGAAGAAATGTTGCTATTGTTTTGGATGAGGATCCTGAATATTATTACAAAGGAAGCGTACAGATTAGTCAATGGGTGTCCGCAAACGATGGATCCCTGAGCGGATTAACAATAGAGTACAAGGTTTTTCCTTACAAAATCAAAATAGAAAGGACCGAAGTTGAATTGGTGCCCGAAGGTGGTATCTCAGCTCTTCAACCGTCTCCTCCTGTATCTATAAAAACCGGAAAAATGCCTGTGGTTCCATATTTATTATATCCTATTTCTGGCACTGGTACGCCATATGTTAACGTGAAGTTTACAAACCCTGACATATTCGACGATTACAAAGTAGCTGCAAGAATCGAAGCCCCATATAACAAATACGTGAAAGCATATACGAACGCGGAAAGTGGACATGCGGTTGTCTTGTCCAATACTTACGGCGATAACATATGTACCGTAAGTATATCGGCGTCTATGTCGATACAATCTTTAAAACTTATTTTTAGAGAGGGTGAGTTATAAGTGTATCAAGTTTATGCTAATGGAAAGCTCATTTACGACAGCACACTCTCTACAGAAGAAGATTTACAATTGATATCTCCGAAACTGGAGATGAGCAAGAACAACGCAGGAACGTTTTCATTTACTTTACCAATAACGCATAAATACTATGACACATATGTGACATATGCAAAATCCGAGTCGACGCCATCTGCATCAAACGGACATAAATTCCTTTTGGGTCGTACAGATTGTGTTTCCATTTATAAAGACGATGACTGGCTGTGGGAAGGCGCTCCGTTAGACGTCGATTTCGATTTGGAAGGGAACGCGAATATCACTTGCGATGGCGCTTATAATTATTTGGATGACGTAAAGATACCGTTGTCACATATTATAAATGTTTATCAGAATACGAATGAGTCTGATGCCGAATACGCGGTTCGAGTTATAAACGGATTAATGACTATTATTTTAAACCATTATAATTCGAGAGTGACTGAACTTGGCGACTTATTTGGAATTGATCTTAGCCATAAAAAGATAGACGTTGGAACCATAACCGGGATAAGCGTAGACACAGAAAATCCGTATTCGACGAATATGAAGTTGCCGAGCCACTTCTCAAGAGTGTGCAATTTTGAGAGTTGCAAGGATGCGTTTGAAAAGAGATTTTTAAATGATTTTGGCGGGCAATTTTATATTACCAAAGATAATGCGGCGACAATAAAATTGCGTTTGAATTATCGTTTTAATGCTAGCACAGAGCTGATATCCGGAGATAAAAAAGCGATCATATCACTTGGCGAAAATTTATTGGATTACGATGTCTCTAGTAACTTCGTTTATGCCACATCGGTAATAGTTCAAGGAAATGAATACGACGAGAATCATTCTTCTGGTAGTCACGAATCTAGATGGTGGCTTAAAGATACTCGATCGTACGCATACGACATAACGCAACGAGCTGGTCTGGAGTGGAGAACGTATAAAAGGCAAGGTGAGAATCCCGATCCAGATAATATGTACCCGACAGCTGGTTGCCGTTTATATTTAACGGCTTCTGGTACTTTACATAAAGCAATGGTTGAAAAATATGGTTTTCACGATGCTATTTTGCAGTATGACGATGTTGTTGCTAAGTATCCAAATGATGGCTGGGCCTCGTATGGACAAACGACGTGGAAAAGTTTGTTTGACTATTTGGGGGCTGGTGATGAAGTTGACCCGCACGAAACGAGCACTTTGGATCATTCATACGTTCAAGATTATATGTGCGCATTAGAGATTTTGGGTCGAAATTTTCTAGAAACTCAGCAGTTTGGAAATATGACAATTCAAGTCAGCGCTACTGAGATAAATGCGCAAACTGAAGAAAAAGATCATTTTATTAAAAGAACCGGAGAGTTGATGTATGTATCCCCTAAAGCCTTTCGTTCGGGAAGCGCAATACTTTATGAAATAACACAATTGTCGATCGCGCTC